ATATAAATCATCCCCCAACTACATAATTTAAAGCAGCAGTAATACGAAGAGCTAATTCTTGATGTCCCCAAAGATGAGGATGTAAAGCGTTAAGTTCTGGATAACCAGCAAAACGATCTATTGCATTCGACATATCGGCAACATATATCTTACTGCTTTCTCTATTTTTAAATTGAGCCAATGCGAGCCTACAAGCCATTCTGTGTCTATATTCCCATCTATACATATCTTCTATTGCTCCATTGTAATTATCGACATATGCAGATTCTCGCCCATTGCCAGGAGCAGGTAGGAGAACAAGATGTTTAATATTGCTGTCTACTGCTTGCCATGCTGCAATTAAAGTTTCCGCATAAGCAACTTCGGCGGGAATAGTTGTATCTGGGATAGCCGTAGTGAATACAGAATTCGTAAATAGCAACCAAACTACTACCTCTGGCGTATCTCCAAGAACAGATGAGAGATAGTGTGGAATATCTATTACTCCACCATATACGAATGGACTTGCAGCGTCTGTGGCAAACCAAGTCCATTGTTTACCAGAATAAGCTTCGTGGTTAATTCCATAAGCAGTTTGTGATCCGATCAGAGTTACAGGTAAAGTTAAAGATGCTTGCCATATTCCAGCAGCACTAATGCTGTCTCCTACACTTAATACTTTTCCAAGATTTGCAATAGGAGCCCTAATATGTAGAGGTGTATCAAACCGATCTACAAGTCTTAAATTCTCTCTTTGCCTAACCGTAAACGTATGATCTCCAATTTGTCCAGTTGTTGGAGTAAAAGTAGAAACGCCATCTGTAGTAATAACGGCTGGGCCTCCTACTGTAGTTGCCTGAAAGGTGAACTGACTATCTGTAACTACAGGATTACCGTCAGAAGTTTCATCTCCAAGATATGATCCTTCATGATATATTGTAGTTTGGACATCGACTATTGCATGCAATGGTCCCATAGAAAGCTGATATCCTCCGGCAATTGGACTATCAAGAGGATTTTGCATATTTGAAGAATTCATAATATATATCCATTATATATGACAACCCTATGCTCCATATACCCCAAGTGTTGTGGCTCTCGAAACAGCAGTATCCATACAATCAGTCAGCCAAGTGCTGTCATTAAACAAATCCGCTTGTTTATACAATCTCATCATAGAGAATCTCTTTGTCCAAGCTAATGAACCAGAACTAGATGCTCCAATAACTAATCCATTAGTTGGAATAACAGATCCTAATGTATTAAAATTATCTGTGCCTGTTCCTGTTCGTCCAAGTGGGCCTAAATCTGATATTTGTGGCACAAAGCATTGTAATCCAGTAGTTAAACTTCTGTTTCCGGCTATTACGATATAGTAAACTCGCGAAGCAGAGAAAAGGCCAGTACCACAATCTACATAAATAGATGTTGGTCCATCATCCATTCGAAATCTAACTTTGTTTCCAGACCATTCAAAATTCCATCTTCTAGTTCCGTCGTTCCAGTCAAATACTTCAACAGAACCCGATAAAGAATGTGTTTCTATAAATAGCTCTAGCCAAAAATCATCTGTGCCAGGCCCCATATCTGTTTGACCTGTGTATGATATCCAGTAATCGCCATTTAAGAGAACGCCAGTATTATATGGAGAAGGAGCACTTACTTCCATATCAAATGCAAATTCGGCTGCTGTTCCAACACGGGTTTGCATATAATCAGCATTTCCATAGGCAATAGGCCATGAAGAAGCGGTAGCATCTGCTCCATTAATGCCCCAATTTGGAGTGCTTATAGTATTTGCTCCAACGGTCAATCCCCTTGGAAATGAAGGCACTGGTGCCGCTCCACCAGGCATTCTACCAAACTCACGAAAAATTGCTTCTAACATTTTTTACTCCAAAATTAATAAGAATGTTCAACAGCAACATGAATTGTGTCTGCCGCTCCTCCACTTGTTCTATCCCACCAAACTCGCAAATATCTATATCTTCTCGGAACTACAAATGTTTCAGACACATCAGTTGCACTTGATACAGGGTATCCTCCTGAAACAACAGTTCCACTCGTTTGAGTAAATTCCAAAACATGTGGAGAAAATGGCAATTCGGTTCTATTTGTTCCTAAAATTTTAATTACTCCGACACTATCCGCATTTCCTAAAAAAATATCAAAAGTGGTGTAACTTACAGTTTTAGGAATATAAAGCCAAGTACTTAACCAGTCAGCTGAACATGCACCATATTCATAAACATCACCCAGCGTTTGCTCTGCCGTAGTAACAGTTTCAGACACAGGTACTGGCGTGGCACGTAATTGGGCATCAGTTAAACCATCTGTAGAGATGGGATCACTCCCACCTCCACCCTCAGAGATTGAGCCAGCAAATCCACTCAAGATACACCTCCAGACTTCATATTTATTTATTTTTATTAGTAGAATATGTTATATTGTGGGATTTTAGAGTAGTGAGGGAATGGTGCTGGAAAAGGCTAGAATCTCGATAAGATATTATAGCGTGGGTCATTTGGTTGGGTTTGTAATATTCTATCTTTTCATTTTCGTTAGATTTATATGGAATGTTTCGGTTACTATTCATTCCATCAACTTCTAGCCAAATTTTATGATCAATTAATTCTTCGTTGTTTATTTTCTCCATACATTCCTCCATATCAGTAACAAGTTCGACATAAAAAAGGTGCCTAAGCGAACTTAGGCACCTTTTCATTTTATGAAATTTTTAGTTTGTCAATTAGCCAACAGTGGTGGACTTGCGACCAACGGCACAACCACGGGGGTTAACGATGCCTATACCTATGATTTCATTTACAACCCAACCAAGCTTGAGCTGTTTGGGTTCATCGGCCGGTAGCACCTCGATGTCCTGACGGATCGGCATAACACCTACGAACTCCGGATCTGCGCAACCATAAACTGTACCCGGAGGAACAATCTTGGAAACAATCATATCCGCGCCCCACAGGTGAGCATAAAGACCGGTCTGGAGAATTTCGCGCATGGTCACGGGATCCACCTCTCCACCACCAACAGTACCGCCGCCGCTTGCCCAGTTCAGAATGTCATTGAACTCAATGATGTTCATGAGGAACTTGCTTGTCACAAGGTCCCAACGGTCAACCTGAACTTTGATCTCGGAGAGATCGCGCTTCAGAAGACCAGCGTCCGCAATGTCTTGAGCCGTATTCTCACCGCCCAGCGAAACATCAGCAGCGAAATCCAGAGCAGCAAAGATATTGCTATCCTCTTGGGCCTGAATTTCCTGACGAGCCTTTTGCTGAGCACGGTCGATTACGTTAAAACGACGCATACGAACTTCAGCGATACGAACAGTTGGGTTAGAAACAACTTCGAACTCTGGCACGGTTACGCGGTCGCCGAATACACGAGACTCAGGAGCGCTACCATTGCTGGAAACAACGACTGCCTGAACATCGATATCGCGATCATAAACCGGAAGAGCACCCTGGGGAAGAGGATCAACCACGAGGACGCGGCGACCTACTCCTTGGTAATCCAGGTTACGACGGATTGGGTTGGCCATAGCCTGACCAAGAGCAATTTTGCCCTCCTGGCTCATCATCGCGCGCTTTACAAGCTCGTCACGTTGCTGATCCGAGAAAGACGGCTGACCTGCAAGACCAGTGTTAGAGGGCTGAATCTCCTCAAGAACGCTGGCGTACTTAACAATCTGAGCAAGGGCATCTCGAACGTTCGAACCGCCGAGCTGTGCTTGTTGCCCATAAGTGGAAAACATACTCATTTTCTTTGACCTCCTAATGGAAAAATTACTTTCATAAATATGGGGGAGGAATTTCCTCCCCCTCTTAATCAATCAGATTACGAAGCGTGAACACTGTAGTGAATAACTACGTTTACGGCTGCCTCAGAGGCACCAACAAGTGAAGCCGGGGTGTTTACCAAGAATGGGCTGGTTTCGAACTCAACGAAACGAGCAACCTCAACATTTACTGCGCCGCTAGAACCTGCCGGTGTAAGCTTACCAGTAGCAAGTGGCTGAATTTCCAAACCAGGAACGCAAGCCGCATTTGTAAGAACGAGACCGTCAGCAGCAGTGTTAACTGCATCAACGGAAACGGCATACAAACCGGGCTGATGCCAACAAGTCACCTTGCCGCTAGCAGCAGCAGTGTGAGGGCCGAGATTGGTACCAGTTGTGCCGATACCAACCGGAGTTCCAATTACCTGACCAAACAAAGTGCCATAACCAACCTTGCCTTCATCAAGAAGCCAAAGCGGACGCACAGCCGCCGAATTGACGCGGTTAGCAACGGCAGAGCGAGTTACTGCGCTAACATTGGTATAACCATCAAGAACGTCATGAGCAGCCTTCTCACTTGCCGTATTTACGCGCGAAGCCTGAAACAAAGTTCCGACCTCACCACCAAGGATACTATCAAGGTATCCATCCAGAACATCGAACTGACCTGCCGGCTGGACGCCCGGCTGAAGAATTTTAAGAGCCATTTAATAACCTCCAGAATAAATTTTCTTTGATCTACCGACTTTTTGTCGGATTCAATAGTATAAATTTTTATTGATAGATTTCTTTATAAATTCAAACACTTATGAAAAAATTAAACAAAGCGTTCATACATACTAATTTGTTAATGATTCCCAGTATTTATCTTGTTGGTAAGCTCGATAATGCGCAATATTTTTGTAGGTTCCATGATTAATTTGCTATTGTCGACAATACGTCCTACGAAATTATATGGTTTTCCTTGATCATCTTGTACGTCATCAGCTAAAGAATTTGTTAAGTCTATTTCTAATTTTTTCATTTTTTCAGCTGTTTGTTGATCTAATTCATCTCCCATCTTAAAATCAATAATGCGTTTTTTTGTAGAAGTGTTAGTTTCTTGAACCACCTGCTGTTCATTAGTTTCCACTTGTTGACCTTTTTGCTCTACTAATCCAATTTTCTTTTTTGCCTCTGTTAAAGAGTCTATTAAATCAGTCATGTGTGATTGTACACGAGCTATTATGTCAAATCCTAACCAATACCAACGCTTTTCACCTCTCTCTAACTCAATAGCATTAACAAGTCTTTGAATTTGACCTAATACTAGTCCAAATTGTTGAACAGTTTCTTTAAATTTAATAATATCATTTTCATCACTAAAATTAATGTTATTAAACCTAAAAACAAATGGAGTAAGAAGATTTGCCGCCTTTGCTGCTGACGGAGACTCGTCTGAAGCTTTCTCCAAAACCTCTAATAAATCCTGAGCATCAGTCGCCAAACCTTCTCGTGTACTAGTAAACCAACTCAACCCAACTTGTAAACCGGTAGCCCCAGCACCAAACAAAGCGGCAATTCCCCAAGCCATTACGGCTGGGGCAATAGCTTCTTTCCGCAAGTGGCCATAATCAAAAGGGAGGTTTTTAATTTCCCGTATAGCTGCATCAACTCGTTTAGAAGCTTCTTCTTTACCAGCTTCATCAAGTTCATTGGCGAGTTTTATTAAATTAGAAACAACGCTCGCATGAATTCCAGGTAGCGTGCCCGTTGGCATCTTTAAAGCAACCTCAATATCCTTTTCCTGTTGTTGAACAATATTTTCAACCAAACCACCTTTACCCATAGCGCTGGCCATTTGCGCATCCTCTTTGTGTGCTTTTTCAACTAAATCTTTACCCTCTTCTTTTGTTACATCATACTCTTCCGTTTTTGGATTACGAGTATAATCATCACCCGTTGGAACTTCTTTTTTGCGATTTGCAATAAACTCTTGCTTGGGGGTTAGATCAGTTTCAATTAACTTGGAATCTGCGGCAATCTTTTCAAACTCCGCCCAAACAGAGCTGCCATGTCCTTTTGTCATGTCAATACTCCTTGTAAAAGCTTCTTTAACTCTTCTTTTGGACCACCAGCTCCAAACTGAAGCTTTGGAATCAACTGCTGTGCCACATTAATTATCTTAGGTCCGTAGAAATTCTTCAATGAATTAATTGTTTCAATTGGCAATGAATGTTCAAAAGTTACTTGCTGAAGAATTTTTTTCATCTCTGAAGAGCCAATAAGAGGATATTCATTTAAATACTGAAAAGT